AGAGTCTATGTCAAATGCAGCTTCTCTTCATGTAGAGAGTGCACTTTCTAGTGCTGAGGTTCAATTAAAAATGAAACAAACTAAAATTGAATCTGATTTTACTCTTATTAATGAGAATGACAATGATCTTTGTGAACATAAGAATGATACTGATTGTGAACTTTCTTGTCAAGGTCTTTTTGATTCTAATTGTCATGCTGTTATCAAAACTGTTATGAATAGAAATATGTATCTTTTGCATACTGATAAATCAGTTTTTGGCAATGTTTTGTTTTTGAAAGGACATACTATGATGTTTAATAAACATTTTCCTTTGTTAATGCAACACTTTATCAAGAAAGGTTCTTTGCGAATGGATGATGTTTTATATCTTTCAAATTTGAATGGCATGAAAGTAGGTGAATTACTTGTTTCAACTTTTATCAATGGATACACTCCTATTTATAAAACACTTAAAGATGGTTCTAAAGTTGGTGCTGATGCAGCTATTCTTACTTTAGATGGTGTTCAAAGTAAAATTCCTGTTGTTCATAAGAATATTATTAAATATTTTTTGAAAAATGATGAAATTGGTTTATTGACAGGAGCTTATAGAGGAATTTTGCCTTCATTCAATAATGTTTATGACAAGAAACGTATTGTTCCAATGTATAAATATATGGATGGTCTGCATGGATATTTTGATAGTACAAAAGTTATTGATCTCAATGATTTTGAACAACCTATCACATATCGTGATCATTGGGCATATAATTCCAGTACTGTTGGTGGTGATTGTGGTGCTCCTTTGTTTATTGAAAATTCAAATCTTGCCCACAAAATTGTAGGTATTCACTGCGCTGGAGGTCAAGGAATTAGTATGGGACAACTTATTACTCAAGAAATGTTGGAGGATGTTATGGATACTGTTTCTCTTAAATATCAATGTTGTGCTAAATTGGACATTTTAGGTGAAGAAATTTATGCAGAAGAAGAGATGGTTGGTTCAGTGCCTGTTCGTGATGGTTTGATGGTTCATGGTCATCTTAAAGATGATATGAAAGTTATTGGGTCTTCTAAGACTAAAATAATAGAATCAGACCTTTTCGATCAGGTTTCTGACCATACTACATTACCTACTTTACTTGGAAAAACTGGAGATATTGATCCTATGGAAAAAGGATTGCGTAAATTTGGCAAATATACTCCTCTTATTGATCCTAAATTGATAGAAGTTTGTGGAAATGATGTTTCTACTAATCTTAATGCTAATCCTA